GCTGGTATACCATCAATATACATGATGAATCGGTTGGCCTGTTTTGGTTCAAAGGCTGTGAAAAATATTTCGTTTGGATCTAATACTGCCATTTTATTTATCTATTTGTTTTGTTATAAATATTCAACTTTTAAAAAATTATGCTGGGAAAGTTGCTCCTGTAGGTAAGATGTTGAAGTTCAAATAAACGAATTCAGCAGTCTTAGTAGGTTGGATATAGATCTGACCAACTAATTGGTTTCTATCAATTACATCAGGTGTGTTGTTACTTGAATCCATGATTACTTTGAAAGCATACAAACCTTGACGTTGTTGTACTGATTCTAAGTATGGGTTAACTTGGTTCAAGAAGTTAGTACGAGTTGCAATTGTGTTTTGTTCAAACACCAAGTTATTAGCAACTTGACCGATGTAAGACTTAAGAGCAATTAACAGACGACGAACGTTTACACGATCCAAAGCGCTTGCTTTAGTTTGTAATGTTTTTTGTCCGTAAACTACAACTCCAGTTCCAGGGAAAGTAGCGATTGGGTTAACTTTATTTGTGTATAAAGTATCGCGGTTAGCTTGAGATAATTTCTTTTCAGCTCTTACTACACTACTTAATCCACCTCTGTTGATACCAGCTGGTGCGAACCAAGGCTCAGAAACTGAATCGTTGTAAGCATAAACACCACCAATCATAGTTGAGGCAGGAACCCAAACCAATTGAGCAGAATCTGGATCAACTGTTTGAACCCAAGGCCAGTATGAAGCAGCATATGAAGTATTTTTAGCGTTTGAAGCGTTAGTTACTTCTGTAATGCTTGAACTGAAAGGTACCAAATCAGCTACGTAAATATTATCACCACGATTCATTGTGTTGTTGATAATAGTTGTAACTTGAGAAGAACCTAAAGCAGCAGCGTTAGCAAACAAACCAGGAGTCATCAATACGTTGAATCTGTAATCATCAGTATTAGCTAACAAATTAATCATATTGTCGTAGCTTGAGCTTAACAAACCTTGAATGTTTGTAGAACTTACTACGATGTTGTTATAATAATTAGCACCTGATCCAAACAAATTACCTGTAGCACCAGTAAATGATCCTGAAGCGTTTACAGGAATAGATGCTGTATATTGAGATTTTGCAATACCTGTGTTATCAAAATACAATGGAGTAGGAGTTTTAACTGCACTCACATAAACATATTTTGAAGCATTTGGATAATCACCAGTTACTGTGATTTGATTATCGATAGCATTGTATGCTCTAACTTGGTTACCAATTACTCTAGCTACATAGTTAGGAGCGGTTGGATCCATAGACAAGTTAGTCCAAGTTTCTAAAGTAACAGGGTTGTTTGTGTTATCATCACCTTCACGAATAATCAAACTGAAAGTTCCAGATGCTGTATCGTTATTAGCGATCTGCCATCTGATGTTATTAGCTGAACCTGAAGCATTTAATGATCCACTTGCATCTAATGAACCAGAACTGTTCATAATAGTACCTTGAGAAATAGTACTTAATACAATTGATTCAGAGTTGTTAAGGTTCAAAATACCACTTCCGTTTGGAGTTGGATTTGAAACAGCTGAAGCAGATGTAAATGCTGATGTAAATGTACCACTAACTACCCTAGCTACTAACAATGATTCTCCACCGTTGTTAAAATAGTTAAAAGCAGCAATTGATGTAAAATAAGTATAAACTTGGCTTCCACTAATGAAAGTTGAACCAAATTTATTTTTATAATCGCTGTATGAGGTAACAACTGTAGGTGTTTCTACAGGACCTAAAACGGTTGGGCCAATAATAGCGGCGCCTACAGTTATAGGTTGTTGCGTAATAAACGACTGATCGTTCTCAATTGAAAGTACGCCAGGTGATGTTAGTGTTGATGCCATGTTTCTAAAAGTTTGTTGGTTTTATTCTATGATAAATATCATAGAGGGGGTTAAAAATTAATCAACAACGTTAATTTCTCCTTTAACTAAATCGATAGTACCGTTACCGTATTTAGCTTGGAGTTCATTGCTTAGAGTTGCTTCAGAATTTTTAATTTCAACCAAAAGATTGATTAGATTTTCTTTTTGCAATTCTAATTCTTGGATTCTCATTTCGATAAAACCGAAATCAGACATTAGCTGTTCTCTTTTTGTTTGTAAATCCTTAATTGCTTGGATTTCTTCTTGTTCTAAAACTTTAGTTTCCATATATTTTATTTTTTATTTTACTTGTGTCATTGTTACTATTACGGAAGGTACTCCTACCCCACCGTTTGTTGGTCCTGGTACTTCTGCTACTAATTGTGCGCTTGATCCTCCCTTTACATACCATATTAATTCTAAAAAGTCTCCAGCAATTAAACTTTCAACAAAATTCCAAGCACCAACATACTTTTGGTTTTGGTTTTGAATTGAAATACCTGTATTAGAGTATGTTACGTTGTTTCCGTTTTTTCTTAACCAAATATGTACATCAGGAGAACCTCCTACTGTAGTTTGTACTTGGGCTGAAAATTGGAGATTATAAGTACCTGTTTTAGTAACTGTGATTTGGGAATTTGCTACTAAAGTAACTCCGTCTGAGATAACTGGAGTGTTTAATGTAATAGAGGCTGAGTTACCTGTGGTTAAGGTTTGAGTAGTAGTATCATAAAAAGTACCTACTGTTAAACTATCTATTCCGTTACTTGCATAAGAGGCTGTTAAAGCATAAGAAGCAGTAGTTGCATATGATGCAGTTCCGTTTACATTACCTAATAACGAACCTGTAATAGTATTAAAATTACCTACCGAACCAGATACTGTAAGACCTCCACCAGCTCCACCCAATACATTTGTTGATGGGTTATAGTAAGGTCCATTTGATCCATCTGCTGCTAATTGATGAAATCCATCTAATCCAAAAGAATCATTTTTAAATACTAAATTATAATTTGTATTTGTTGAAGCATTAGAGGCAATATAAACAGAAGAACCTGATAAAGCGTTTACTGAGTTTTGGAAAAATCCACTACCTGTAGTTGCTCCTGAAAATGTAAATGATCCTGATAATGAAATGGCGTAACCCTCAATACCCGTAAACGCGTCAACACTTTGTGACACGTCTGCGGCTTGAACGATGTTACCGTTTAATATATTAGTTTTAGATAAGGTTTTTAAGGCCATGTTTATTGATAAATATTATGGTTTTTACTTTCCTACCAAAATTTTATCTAATTCATTAGCGTCAAACATTTCATTTACATCGGCATACGGACACTCATGTAATTGACCATCAAAAGAATAATCAAACAAATATGAATCAATTAGCTTAGTATTTCCTTTAGGAGGCATTGCTTTGATATTTGTATGCATATCGTATCCGAAGTTTTCTGGTGAGGTTCCGATCCAAAATACTGTTGAAGGAAGATTTAGAGCAGCGGCAGCATGTTGTAAACAAGAATCAATCAAAAAACGTTTTTCTGATGCTGCAACTAAACTAAATAATTCCATATTAGTCATCTGTTGGTCTATTACCTCTACTCCCTCAAGTTGGTAGCTACCTTGTCTTGTGATTTGGATAATATGATAATCTTTTTTAAACTTGTCAACAAGATATAAAGCAAGATCAACAGGCATATCTCTTGTCCAAGTATAATTCAAGGGTTGGCCTTGATACATTCCTCCATTGGTTTGAAGCAACATAACTGGTTTTTGTCTTTGCCACAATCCAGCCAACTGTTTTTGTACCATATTAAAATGGAGATTTGGTAATTGTTTGTTATAGGTAATTCCTAACAATTCTGCCCAGTTTTGTACTAAGTGTTTTTTCTTAAGGATATGACCTGTTTGGAAATAAGGTTCATGTCTGAATACTATAGTATCTTTACCTAAGATAAAGTCCTCATAAAAATAGGCAGTCATACCTACTCTATAAACCCTATGAACTTCGGGTTGGTTTAAAAACACTTCCGGGTAAGAAGCAACTACAACTATTTTTCTGGTCTTATATTGTTTAGCAAGAGCAGGTAAAAGAGCAGTTGCTGCTACGTTTTTACCCAATCCGCCTTCAATGTGCCAAACTAAAAACTTATTATCCATATTATTATCTTTTTGCTGTGATATTGAAACTAAAACTGGTTGAACATTTGTATCGGGTAATGTGATAGACTTAAATTCAGTCTCACTTTGTACTTTGAATCCTACCTTCATTAGATTTTATAATCAAAATCGTTAAAGAACCAAGCATAATTTTCTTCAATCAAACGACAAGCATTAGGTCCTAATGTTTCTTCCCAATCTGGTTTAACTGGTTTTAGTTCTTGTCTGATAATATGATCTCCAAAAATACCATACCACTTATCATCCTCATGGGTTACTTGTTTAATGTTATTAAAGTCATGTTGGTAATGAGGAAGTTCCAAGTATTCGTAAATACGTTTCAATTGTGTATCAGGATCAGAACAAAGTTCTTCAAACTTAACAAACAAAATGTTTTTATGAAGTCCTTGTACTAAGATTTGATACAATCTATCCATTGAAGGACCAATTGGAGGATTCGCTGACCAAACACCAATACGTTTATCGGTTGTAGTACCTGTTAGATTACCCCAGTTTGCAATATGGTGATCGATCAAAGGATTTTTTCTATACTTTTTTTCTAATGAAGCATAAATACCTCTAATGTCCCTGATCATACAGATCATTTTGGGGTTGGGTTCAAAGGCATTTACAAATTCCCATTCAGAACCCCATCCTCTACATTTATCGATAACGTAAGGTTTGTCTGTTAGGTTTTCGTAAAAGCCATAAAGACCTCCTTTAAGGAAACCTTTAAAACCAGTTAACATTTGCTCTTCATCTTGAGCTTTAAATTCTAATCCATCAGAAAAGATCGTGCGAGAGGCAGCCAACATCTCATACAACCCCGAAGTTGGAGTTGTATGGATGTCTGGATTCTGTCCTAGTATATTTTGGATCAATGTTGATCCTGCACGTGGTAATGAACTGTTATAAAATATTTTTTTAGGCATAACATTATTATAATAACTAATTTTGTAAAAGACAAGTTCTTATTAACCTAAGAACATGTTGTTTGTGCTTCCTGATACTACGTTAATAACGCTAGTACCTTGAGCAGTTGCAATAGCATCCAAAATCACGCTATCATCTTCACCCCAAGTAGTAATGGTTGAACCTGATAATACTAAGTTAGTTGCGTAAACGGTTTGGAAGCTAGTTACACTACCTGATTCGAAAGTACAGTTACCGTACATTACACGGAAGTTAACCTGGTTAGTTCCTAATGGGTATTGGTTAGCAACGGCAGTAATGTAAGAACCAGTAATGTAAGTAGTGGTTTGGTCAAAAAGGTCGGTTTGTTGTGCAAGGCTAATTACAGGGGAAATTTGGCCAAAAATCATTGTATTGCTCATAGTATTTTTGCTATAAATATTATAACTTTACTAGAAAATGTAAGAGTTTTTAAAGAGAATGTCCATTTGTGATATTTGATTTTTACTAAATTTCAAATAATCCAAAATATCTTCCATATAAAAACCATATTCTTTCATTTTTGGCACGATGGCATCAACCAGAGGAGCACCGTGGTTATATACAACTAGAGACGTTTCAATTAAAACATATTTGGATCGGGTTATGGTCTTTCTTCCACCTTCCAATATATCTAATTCAGCCCCTTGAACATCCATTTTTACTAAATCAATTACCTCGTCTGCA